CTTTGGTAGCGCATAATGAAGCGAGATGCACGACATTGGAGGATCTTTCCCGCAAGACCATCCAATTGTCTGCGTTGTTGTCGCTGGGTGATGACGATTTACATGGGCATTTTGTCTACCGTAATTTTATGCTTTGTCCGCGACATTTGTTTATCCCTAAAGGTTCTGATCCTCGAGCTGCACATCCCATTAGCAGTGCGATCAGTATCACGTACCCCATGGATGCTCGCAATGTGGTGAAGTATGATGTCAGGTTTGAGGATGGCGATGGCAAGAAGAAAAATGCTATTGCAGTTCCGAATAGAGACCACGTCATTATTCATGTGGATTTCGTGCCACCTATGTCTGTTGATTTGCTTAAGTATTGCTCCACTGGAGCTTTGTCTACCCTGAGTGTGGTCGATGAAGCTTTGCTCGTGTCTCCGCGCGATATCGTTTCGCCAATGCGTGCTAAAGTGGTCACAGGTTACAACCCCGTGTCGCAGGTGGCTAATTCATGCGTTTCCTATGAGGCGATCACCAAGCCTGGTGATTGTGGTCGATTATTATTGGGTAGGGTTGGTAGGACTATTATGATGTTGGGGCAACATGTTGGGTCCTACAAAGTTGAAGGTGTGTTTCGGGAAGGTCGAGCCGAGTTCATCGTGGAACAGGAGATTCGTATAGCTATCGATTCTCTCCAAGAAGGACGCTTAGATCGTCAGATTGTAGCTGTGACCGGTGAGTTGCAGTTCGGTCAGAAACCCCTTACTTTAGGACCTATACCCGAGAAATCCTCAGCGGGGACGGCCGTGCGTAAGGCTCAAGGCCCTGTTTTTGGCTTAGGTACCCTCACCCCAGCTTTTGGCATTTCGAAGATGAAGACTAAAGTTAAGCGGAATGTGTTTGATAAGGATTTCGCCCATCTAGAGAAGGAGTGGTGTGGTGTTACACCCTACTTCGAAGCCCCTTGCTTTCACGGCAGAATGGACGCGGGTGAGTGGTCTGATCCGTTTGTGCGTTCCATGTCAGCTTATCCTTATGGTTTCATTCGAGATGATGTGCTCGATCAGGCCCTTGACTTGTATTTGGATGGCGTAGAAGGAGTTTCGGGTATTGATCAAGTGCGTGTGTTGACTCCCTATGAGGTCTGGCGTGGGATTGCTGGGACAAATGTCAAGCCCGTCAACTTGCATACCTCGACTGGTGCCCCGTATTTTGTCCGTAAAGGGGAGGCTATTGAATTTGATGATGAGAGTGGCATAGTTTATGTTGCCAAGGAAATCATGGCCATGGTTGAGGAGATGGAGCTATTACTCAGCATGGGGATTGCCCCTATCCCCGTGTCGTGCGCAGCTTTGAAAGATGAACCGGTATCGGCTGAGAAGAACCTTAAGCACAAGGTTCGGGTTTTCTGGCCAGTATCGGTGTCGCATTACTATGTGTGTAAGAAGTACTTGAGGCCAATTGCCGTTGTCATTCGTGCGAATCCAGAGTTTTTTGAATGTGCGGTTGGCATGAATTGCTCTAGCGCCTCCGAGGTTCAAGCCTTTGCCCATTTCCTTGGGCGATTTGATGACCTCTTTGATCTTGATTACGCCGATTTTGACTCCTCGCAGACACTGCCCTGGTGGGTTCGTGTTGTGGCTAAGTTTTACCAGCGGATGGCGAAGCTTATTGGGTACTCAGAAGCGGATCAACGCAAGGTGTATCTCATCGTGATGGGATTGGCACATGCGTTTCGTGTAGTCAAGAGTGACGTTATTCTGTGCACGGGTAATCTCTCTGGTGGGGAGCAGACATTAGAGATAGGATCTATAATTAATTCAGTGGGTTTTCGTTATGGTGCCCTGATGGTTGCAAGAAAGTTCGCTGTGGACCTTGCGTTAGGCGATTGGTTTAGGCCCCAATTTGGATTGCGCACATTTGGTGACGACCTAGCTGTTGGTCGCACAGCTAGAGGACGTTGGATGGACATTGAGGAGTGGCGAGCTCAGATGAAGGTTGCGGGGCTCACTTCCACGCCGGGAGATAAGAGTGAGTTTGTTGTGTCTAAGGAGATAACAACACTGACCTTTCTGAAGCGGACCCTTCGATATGATGTTCAGTATGGCGTTTGGGTGATGCCGTTGTCGAAGAAGAGTTTAGCCAAGATGTTGGTTATTCGAACTACTTCGACGTTGTCTGACTTGGATCACTACGGCGTAATATTGGCGAACGTTATGCGTGAGTGTGTGTTCCATGGGCGAGACTTCTTTGAAGAGATGAAGGTAACCGTTGATGAAGTTGCTAAAAGGCACAAAGTAGATGAGTCGAAGTTCTACAAGTATCCTTCATTCGATGAGGCAATGCAGTTGTACGTGAAGGAAAGTTTCACGGTTTGGGTAGAGGAAGCGTCTTTGCCCTTATTGATTGATGGCTGACTCCTTCAGCGAGATGGATCAGTGGCTTTTGTGGGAGCCCTGGTGACAACCCACCACACTATGTTTTATTTTTTGAGTAAAAATATGAGTATCGAAGATGTGAAGTCAAGCCCCCACCCTGTTGGGGGCGAGATCGTTGACGTTGTCAGCGACATTGCGGTGTTTACGGAAGCCGTTCTTCCAGCGTCCACTGGTATGGCGCGGGTTGAGAATCCGTTTTTGACGTCGAAGGGGTTGGAGTCTAACCCTACAAGTGTGTTAAATAGACGAGTTCTTTTGAAGACAATTGCCGTCTCCAACTTGGACGACTTTGGTGAGCTGGTTACTGCGCGTGTTGATCCATTTGCTTTGATGTTGGGTAATAGGACAATAGCGAGAGAGCTATCTGGTTTTGACTCCTTTAGAGCTGATCTTGAGTTGGAGATAGAGTTGTTGACTCCATCAGCCTCTTTCGGTGCATATGCAGTTTGTTGGCAGCCTGCGGGATGTACGGTTGCACAACAAGCCACTAGAGTGCGAGGTATTTTACAGACTGAGACCATCTCTCAGTTGAACCACGTGTTCTTGGAATGTTGTGCTGGGTCCAAGGGTAAAATGTTGATCCCCTACCACCATTTCGTTGATTATATTCCTACTGTTGCTGGAAACTATTCTGCGACGAATTTTCTCGGGGAGTTGTCCTTTTGGTGTTATGCGAGCGTCACAAACGACACGACCAATCCGGATGTGTCTTGTGATATGAACATCTATGGGACTTTCAAGAACATTAAGACTGTGAACCCAGTGAGAGGTGGCATTCTGCAGTCTGGTAGGGCAGATGTTAAGAAAGACAAGAGCATTTCGACAGGGCTTGGTGTGTTGTCGTCTATGGCATCTGTGTCTACACCCATTACGGGAGCCATGGGTGCTGTCGCTGCAGTTGGGTTGTCGGCCGCCTCTACAGCAGCTGATGCCATGGGTTACACGCGTAAACCAGCTGAGCAAGTTCCCATGCCAACGCAGTTTCGACCATTTTCCTCCGTTGCCCATGTTGATGGTGAGGATACAGGGGAAAACGTTGCTCAATTGGGTGGTGCGTGCGTTTCTATCGACCCAGCCGCCCATATGTTAGGCCAGGATCAAAGTTCATTCGAGTACTTAATGTCGAAGTGGACATTGGTGAAACACTTTGACTGGCTTTGTAGTACAGCTGTTGGTACTGTGCTTGGAGCTATGCCGGTTACGCCATTTGGGTGTGAAGAGTTTTCATCCGGACTTTACTGCTTAACCACCCCGGGTTATTGTGGGTTACCATACCAGTTTTGGCGTGGCGGTATGGAGTACCTCATAATTATTCCTGTGAGTCCCTTTCATCGTGGACAGTTGAGAGTGCTCTGGAATTGTAATGGATCTGTCGCGTCTGATGTGCGTCAGGTGGAGCAAGAGGTTAGCGCTGTGATAGATGTTGAGACCTGCAATCGAGTTAAGGTTCAAGTGGGTTATGCGCGAAATGAGATCGCCCGTAATGCCAATATTAGGCGAACGGATTCAGCGACTACACAGACGGAGTTGCAGGATTGCAATGGTTTTTTGACGTTCGTTAATATGACGCGCCTTGTGTGCCAGGCTGGGCCAACTGGTATTGTGCCAGTTAGGGTGTTGGTGTTTGCGCGAGCTATGCCTAACTCGATGCAGTTTGCGTGTCCCCGTTACTCGATTAAGTATGA